CACTCAGGATGGCTTTGACTGAATCTAGAAACCGCATGTTTAAGATTACGCACAAGGGAAACATGGAATCCAAGTTGGAGGAAATGCGTAAAGCACTTGATCGTTACAAGACTATAGGGGATCTCTTTGAAAGCAAGGTAAAGACCTTGTCTTCCAAGGATATGACCAAAGATGAGATTCAAAAGTTCTGGCTTGATGTCTGGGCTACGATTGAAGAACCAGTGGTTTCAAATCCAAGCACAGCAAAGCAAGAAGAGAACTACAAGAAGGCTACAGCTGCTCTGTACGACTGGTCTAATATCTTTGATGAGGAACGATCCAAGAACGGTTATGGAGCAAACCTGTGGGTTGCAGCAAACGCAGCAACCAATTGGATTCAACACGCAAAGGTTGGAACTAGAGGCCGTAAGGCAAGCGAAGACAGCAGAACCTTTAACAATATCTTGGGAGCGTCTCAAGATTCTACCGTGGCTGTTATTGAAAGGGCTTTGGAATATGTCTAAGATTGAAATGGAAATTCCTGATTTTGAAAAAATAATGGCTCATCTAGATTTTTCTCTTTCCTTTGTTTCGTATGTAAAGAAACACAACCCATCGTTGTTTGAACAAGCTAGGAAGCATTGTTTAGAAATTCATCAGGAGTTTGAAGATGTTAAACCAGTGGAACAAACTAACGAAGGAGCAGCAAGAGCAGAGGAAGACTCTGCAAGTAGTGTTTGAAGAAGATATCCTTCTAGCTAGCGAAAAGAAGTATTGGGATGTGTATGATGTGCATCCCGACGAGGGTATTCCCGAACAGGAAATGCTGGATAAGTGCGTAGTCTATCTTGAAAAAGACTACCAAGGATGGATAGACAACATATCTGTCAGCAAGAGAACTCCTGAGTGGGCTTATCCTCTTCTTGCTATTGGAGCAAGAAAGATGGCAGACATTACCATCAGAGTAATAATGATGGAGTGGTTTGGATCTAATGTGTGGGCTAGGGATATCGATGTAAACGAACTTCCACTTCCAACCGCACAGCATGTTGCGTTGGAAATTAGCCATCTTGTGATAGATATCCTTGGATATTCCAAGGCTAAAAAAGATTTCAAGAAAGACTGGGAAAGACAAACTCAGTATCTTAAGAACTGGACACCTAAAAGATGCAAAGCTTTTGCCAAAAAGATGGGTTCTTTGGATAGGTCGCAGTTCACAAGAAAACAAAGAGAAGACTTCGGTCATCATATGTTGCGAATTGCCGAAAGCAGCGGCATCATTCAATTGCGTAACATAAGATCCTATACAAATGGTAGCTGGCGTGAGCGTGTTTTGGTTTCGTTTAGCGAGGAGATATTGCAGGATCTATCTAAGGCTCACTCTAATATGGTGGCTAAGGCGGCCATGATATACAGACCGATGATAGTTCCTCCAATAGAGCATACCATAGAAACTTCTGGTGGACATCTTTTACCATATGTTAGAAAGCCCGTTGTCCAACGGTTTCGTGATGTCTTTGAGGATGAAAACAAGCCAAAGAAACAGATAGGTTCTATTCCAAGTCAGTGTGTCATCGATGGTTTGAATACCTTGATGCACACCGAGTGGGCTATTAATAAACCAGTTCTAGAGGTAATGGAAAATCTTTTTAGGAATAATACCAAGGATGGAAATCTTCCTGCTTATGACTTTACTGCTTTTGATTTTGGAGAACCATACCCAGAACAAGGAACAAAAGAAGAAAGAATATCCTGGAAAACCAGAAAAGAAGAAGCCTACTCGACATGGTACAAAGAAGAACACTTGAGATCTAGAATGCTGGTAAGGATTCGACTTGCCAAGGACATGCTAAAGTGGGGTTTCTTTTACCAAGTATACACCTGTGACTTTAGGGCAAGGGCATACACTGCTTGCGAACTGTTATCTCCTCAGTCTTCCGACTTTGACAAGGCAATAATATACTTCGCAACACCGGTAAAGCAAACACCAAGGGGTCTGTATTGGTTGAAGGTTCATATAGCAAATCTATTTGACCAAGATAAAATTACCTTTGATCAGCGTGTAAAGTGGGTTGATGACAACCTGAAGATGCTAAGATCAATACACGATAACCCCTATGATACCAGAAAGTTATGGTGTTCCGACAAGAAAAAGAAGAACACGACATTCCAAAGACTTGCTGCTGTGTTTGAGTTATTCAGAACAGACGGAATGACCCAACTGCCTATCCAGATGGATGGATCTTGCAATGGGATTCAGCATTGGGCTGCGATAACAAGAGATAAAAGCATAGCTCATATGGTTAATCTGTTCAACAGCGGAAAACCAGAAGATGTCTATGAGTTTGTCGCAAATAGATGCACAAACCTAATGCAAGTTTCCGATACGGAGTGGTCTAGATTTTTCCTAGAACATTGGAACAATAAGGTTCCTAGGTCTGTTGTCAAAAGAGCGGTGATGACTGACCCTTATGGTGTTACTTTCTATGGTATTAGAAAATACTGCAGGACTGATGGACATCTTGATTGGGTTCCAAAGGAAAAACTAAGCGCATCCGTGATGGAGTTGGCTCTATACATTGACTCTGCGTTGAGAGGATGTCTAGAGTCAGCTAATAAAGGTAAAGAGTGGATCAAGAGTGTTTCCGACATAGCCAGTGGTTTGAATAAAAACCTTGAGTGGGTAACCCCATGTGGATTCAGGGTTGTACATCAGTATCACAAAATTCAAACTAGAAGAAGCGTTGCCAAGTTATTCAATATGAAAGAGTTGCACTTTGGCAATGCCGATCTAAACCAGATCGATGAAGATGCCGTTAACAACGCGATAGCACCAAACTGGATTCACTCTTTGGATGCAAGCCATATGTTCTGCACTATCTTTTCACTGAAGAAAAAGCATGGTATATCTCAACTATCCTTTGTACATGATTCGTATGCAACATACGCGCCATACACGGATCAGTTGAGAGAAGTGACACAAGAAGAATTCTATAACACACACAAAGAAAACCAACTACTAGTCCTAAAGGATTCCTTAGAAGATCTACTTGGAGTTCAGTTACCAGAAGCACCTGTGTTTGGCGATCTAGATCTATCACTTGTAAAGGAGTCTCCTTATTTCTTCCAGTAAAGACATACCATTGTTAGAAGTATACAACGAAGGTTTGATGGAGTTGGGTATTAAGAAGATCATTCAGCTTATCAAGTTAAAGAACAAGGCAAATAGCCTTACTGTCTTTGTTCCAACAAAAAAGCTAGCAGATATCTTTATAGTAAACTTAGAAAAAGAAATAGAATTAGAAAAAATAACTGGATTTGAAACCAAGGTTGACTTGAATATTTTTATCGGAGATTCAAATGAAGAAGAAAAAGGTAGTTCTTAATGGTCGTCACTATCGATTTGGCGATCTCTATGATTCTTGGAATATCCATCAACAGAAGTATTTTGACGGTACTTGCGATGATATTATCTACAAACCAATCCCACAGGATAACGGAGAACCATTGCCTCCATTGGCAACACAGTGGAAAGAAGACATGCAAAGGAGGTTAAATGTCAAGAGTTCTCGTAATCGGTGACACGCATTTTCCTGCTGTTCATCCTGACTATCTTTCGTTTGTCAGAAAGATTCACAAGAAGTATAGATGCAATGAGGTTGTTCATATCGGTGATGTTGTAGATCATCACTGTATTTCTTTTCACAAGAAGAATCCAGAACACCCAGCTGCAGTAGATGAGTATCTCTTAGCCGTCAAGTGCATCAAGCAGTGGAAGTCTGTATTTCCTATAATGAAGGTCTGCATAGGCAACCACGACGAGCGTGTGGCTAGACTTGCCGCAGATGCTGGTATTCCAAACCTGTACTTAAAGGATTTCAATCAGTTGTTTGAGACGGATTGGTCTTGGGATTGGGGTTGGAATATAGATGGTGTGTTCTATACGCACGGAACTGGCGCATCCTCGCAATACCCAGCATTTAACGCGGCAAAATCTAGGGCAACATCTGTTATCATGGGTCATGCTCACTCGGTCGCTGGTATAAATTGGGTTGTTGGTCCGACAACTAGATTCTTCGGAATGAATGTAGGATCGGGAGTAGATAGGAACCACCTTGCCATGCAATACGGAATCAACTATTTGAAGAAACCGGTTGTTTCGTGTGGCGTGGTAATCGACGGACACCCCTACCATGAGATGATGGATCTTTAAGTTGGGGCTATAGATGAACACATCAGAAAGGAGGAAAAAAATGCCTGAAACAAATGAAAGTACAAATAGTCCTGCACTCGTTATCCCTGCAAAGGATTTAGTTGAGTACCTAACAAAGGTACAAAGTTATTTAACCGCTTTGACAACTGATCTGAATCAAGTAATTCAAGAAATCAATTCAAAGCAAGGAGATCAAAATAATGTCTGATAAGATTAAGGGTTTTATTACCGATGTGGTTGAGTGTACTTGGAGCAATTTAGCAAAGCCTGATACAGCTTTTGGAGAAGGAAGCGCAAACCACAACATTACTATTGTTGTTGATGCTTCTCTTAATACAAAGCTTCAGGAAATCCTAAAAAAGAGTGGTGCTAAGAAACTTAATGGAATTAAGGAAAAGAATGGTATCACTACTTTAAAGGTCAAGACAAAGGCACACATTGAAAAGGGTGTGTTTCCTTGTTATGACTCTCAGGCCAATCCTAGTCCTGTTGTCGCTATGGGTGGGGACAAGGTAAAGCTTAAGCTTCAACCTGTTGTTCTTACTAGAGACAAGACTTTATCTCTGTACCTTAATGGAGTACAGATTATAACCAAGGGAGATCGTGGTCCTCTCGGTGGTAGTGGGTTTAAGCCTATTGATGGTGGTTTTATAGCTGACCAACCAAAGGCATCTAGTGTACCCACCACAGAAGAGGATCTTCCATTTTAAGATTTGATGTAAATCCTGTTGCTGCATCTAGACCAAGAGTAGGAAAGTGGGGAGCATATTACTCTGGTCCTTACAAAGATTTCAGAGAACAGGCTAGGGACAAGGCACATGAGATGCTAGGAGATGTCAAACCACTGACAGGTCTCTTGGCTGTAAGCGTCGAGATTTATGTGACACGACCAAAGTCAACTAAATTAGACTACCCAAAACCAGACATTGACAACTATGTTAAGTCTGTGTTTGATGTGCTGAATGGATTGTTATGGGAAGATGATTCCCAGATTATTTCTGTCTATGCTACAAAGCAATGGGCAGGAGAAAATGAAGAAGGCTACTTTACAGTAGAAACTAGAGGACACAATGGCTAAGTATACACCAGGCGAGTTTTATATTCAGGGTCGTAATGACCGTTATAATGGTCTTGATATGAATCAAGATCTACCAGCGCAGCATCTTGCTGAGTACACCACAGGTTACTCGGATGCTGAAAACGAGATTGTATGGAATACCAGAGTCTCGGCTAAGGTGCGTCCATTCTATAAGACGCCCAAGGAAGCTTGACCTATGCCCACTAAGGATAGAGATATTCTTAGTGGGCTTTTTTCCTAAAGGAGGAATTCATTGTTTGTAGATGAGACAAATGAAAATCTCGTGGAGTATGTAAATCACATGGGAAGCGATGAAGAGATCTGCGATGCTGCCCGTGTGTCCATGAACAAGCGTTCCGATATGTATACCGTGGAGCAGAATAACAAACTCCTTCGATATCTAGCTAGCCACGGACACTGGAGTCCTTTCAGCCATACTTCCTTGAAGCTTCGCTTTAATGCTCCGTTGTTTGTGGCAAGACAACTGGCAAAGCATCAGGTTGGCTTTGCGTGGAACGAGATCAGCCGTAGGTATGTGAAGACCGATATTCAGTTCTGGCTTCCACGAAACTTAAGAAAGGCGGCGGAAAACGTAAAGCAAGGTTCTTCTGATGATGTTGTTTGCTTCAACAGGGATTTTATCTCCCACCTTAAGACATCGTCGGAAAACGCATTGGAACTCTATAATGACATGGTGGTTCTAGGGGTATGTCCCGAACAAGCAAGAATGGTTCTACCACAAAACATGATGACTCAGTGGATATGGACAGGTAGTCTTTATGCTTGGTATCGCATGTATGAGCTGCGTTCGGATTCACACAGCCAAAAGGAAACTCAACTGTATGCAAGAATGGTAGATAGGATCTGTTCAAAGTATTTCCCCATAGCATGGAGCGAACTGAAAGATGCGGGACATCGATAAGATAATCTCTCTAGCTAGCAAGATGACTAGTGGTGTGTTTAGGGACAGGATACACATATCCTTGATCGTTGAAAAGAACGAAGTCCTTGCGGTTGGGACAAACAACTGGAAGACACATCCTAAGACAATCGAACTTGGCTATGCTTATCCTTGGTTGCATTCCGAACTAGATGCGTTTAGAAAGCTAAAGGGATACCAAGGAAAGATGGATCTTATCAATCTACGATTCTCAAAGACAGGAAAACTTGGTATGGCAAAGCCATGCAAGTATTGCTTGCCTTGGTGCGAACAAGTATTTAACAGGATAATATATTCAAATGAACAAGGAACAATCAACATTTACGGGCAAGCGAAGTAGTTGTCCTGGTTGCGTAGCCAAGGGAAATGACGCATCGGGAGACAACCTAGCTGAGTATACTGATCATTATTATTGTTTCGCTTGCGGCTATAGCAAGCAGAAAGGAAGTACGGTGGAAGAAAAGATAGATCCTATTAGTTTTTCGCCAGTAAGAGGAAGTGTTGTAGGGCTGCAGCATAGATTGATTGATGAAAAAACAGCCCGTCAGTTTGGATACGAGACCGTGGTATCCAACGGCAAAGAAGTCGAGATTGCCAACTACTATAAGGATGGGGTGTTGGTAGGTCAGCACCTTCGTGGTCCAAACAAGTCTTTTGTGTGGCGCGGCTCAAGCAAAGGTGTAGAGTTATTCGGTCAGCATCTTTGGAAATCTCAAGGCGGAAAGCGTCTTGTTATCACCGAAGGTGAGATCGACTGCATGACGGTATGCCAGCTGCTTGGAAATACATGGCCTGTTGTTTCAATTCCAAATGGAACACAGTCGGCACTGAAGGCAATCAAGGACAATCTTGAGTTTATCAGTGGCTATCAAGAAGTTATCCTTTGCTTTGACAACGACGAACCTGGTCGTGCTGCGGTTCAACAAGTAGCTAGTATCCTGCCACCAGGTAAGTGCAAGGTTGTGTCTCTTCCGTACAAGGATGCAAACGAATGTCTGCAAAAGGGAGCAAGCAAGGCGGTTGTATCAGCCATATGGGAAGCTCAGATCTATTCTCCCGATGAGATTCTGCATATCAGCAAGATAGCTGAAAACAAGGACTCAGCCAAAGATATTAAGGTATATCCATTTCCGTTCGATGGTCTAAGCGAGTTCTTGATTGGTCAGCGAAGCGGTGAGATTACACTATGGGCATCAGGCACAGGTTCGGGCAAGTCCACATTGCTCAGGGAATTGATGATGCATCACCTTGAAGAAGGTCGTAGCGTGGGTGCTATCATGCTTGAGGAGTCTCCCGAAGAGACGATGGACGACATGATCTCCCTTATGCTGAACAAGCCTGTAAGGGCTTTACGGGCCACCAGAATGATGAACGAACTGCGCGCTAAGATGGGAAAGCCTCCGATCAATGTCGCCATTGTGGACGACCTCAGCGACGAGGAATACGCAGAAGCTAGAAAGAAGTTATGTGGAACACACTTCTACATCTATGACCATCTAGGTAACAACGCCTTGATAAACCTACTGGCTAGAATAGAATACATGGCTGTCAGTCTTAAGGTATCTGTCATTGTCCTAGATCACATAACAGCAGCTGCTGCTGGTCTAATGGGAATCAACGATAAGGATATCGAAGGTGGCAACAACGAAAGAATTATCATTGATACCTTGATGAAGGAACTGAGATCTCTCGTCGTTAGAACTGGTGTCAGAATTGACATTGTATCTCAGCTAAGAAAGAACGACAAGGCATATGAAGAAGGCGACAGAATCACGCTGCAAGACTTACGAGGATCTGGCGCACTGTCCTCTGTTCCCAATACTGTCATTGCTCTGGAAAGAGATAGACAGAATCCTGACCAAACAAGAGCAAATACGACTATCGTTAGAGTTCTGAAGAACAGACTGACAGGAAAGTCAGGAATTGCTGCAGCCATTTTCTACGACTATAAGACAGGGCGAATGAAGGAAATTCAATTCGGCATGTCGGAAGACGGCGATCTTGTATTCAAACCAATGGAGGAATGATGAAAGTTTTAATTGCTTGTGAATGCAGCGGAGTAGTCAGGGAAGCATTCAAGGAACTTGGCTATGACGCTTGGTCTTGTGATCTAGAGGATACGGATATACCAAGTCCAAACCACCACAAAGGAGATGTGTTGGAAATTCTTAACGATGGTTGGGATCTGATGATAGCCCACCCACCGTGTACGCATCTTGCCATCAGTGGTGCTGCTTGGTTTAAGAGAAAGAAGGAAAGCGGAGTGCAAGACGAAGCAGTAGAGTTCTTCATGAAGCTAGCCAATGCAGATATTCCCCACATTGCCGTAGAAAATCCAGTTGGAATCATGTCTACCAGATGGCGTAGACCAGATCAGATTATCCAACCTTGGTTGTTTGGCGACAGTGTTCAGAAAAAGACATGTCTATGGTTTAAGAATCTTCCTATGTTGGAACCAACAAACATTGTGGATCCAGGTGAATTCTACACATATAAAAGTGGAAAAAGAATGCCTAAGTGGTTTGCCGATGCCTGGAAACTGAAGCCAAAGGAACGAGCCAAGCTAAGAAGCCAGACATTTCCTGGCTTTGCAAAAGCCATGGCACAACAGTGGGGTAAGTATGTCGAACAACAACTATGATGCTTTTATATATGGTAGAGATGTTGCATGGGATATATATTTTTCATCTGTATTTGCAATGTCTCTACATCCTGGAACAACCAGAGATGGAGCTAAACCAATGACGGTTGAAGCTGCTGCTCTTCTCGCTGATAGGATGTTAGACGAAAGAGATAAAAGGAAACCACTTACATGCGGCTCGTCATTGACATTGAAGCTAACGGATTAAATGAACTATTGTTAGATTCCAAGGGAAATCCCGTGAAAGCCGGTAATGTGATCCATTGCGTTGTTACGCAGGATGTAGATACAGGAACTGTATATCAGTTTACTCCATTCAACATGAACGAACTAAAAGCTCACCTAGAAAAAGCAACCATGTTGATAGGACACAATATACTTGGTTTTGACCTTACCATGTTGGAACGTCATTTGGGTTGGATACCTAAGTGCAAGGTATGGGATACATTAATTGTAAGCAAGCTAATGTATCCTGATATCAACAACCACCCCATAGGAGACAACTCTCTAGAAAGCTGGGGAAAACACCTTGGAAACAACAAGATGGATTACACGGGGGGTTGGGAAGACTACAGTGAAACCATGCTTGAGTATTGCACACAAGATGTAAAGCTTGGAAAAGACATCTGGTTGAGGCAAGACGAATGGGTCAAGAAGAACAACTATGGAAAGGTAGTTCAGTTTGAACACATGGTTAGCGAAGTCTTGCGAAGACAAACAATCTGTGGATTCAACTTTGATCTTGACGAAGCTTACAAACTGCACCAAGAACTGTTGGTTGAAAAGGTTGGCATAGAAGACGAGATGCGTAAGGTGTTTCCGGACAAGGTGCATACACGGGTATCTCCAAAGACAGGAAAACCACTGAAGGCTAAGATAGAGGTATTCAATCCCGGATCTAGGCAGCAGATTGCTAGCAGACTTAATGAAAAGTATGGGTGGGAGTGTCCAATTACAGACAAAGGAAACCCAAAGGTAGACGAATCTGTATTGAAGGAACTAGAGTATCCAGAGGCAAAGACCTTGTTGAAGTATTTTGCTAACATTAAATTGATCGGTCAGCTGGAAGACTGGATAACTAGAGCGGCTAACTCCAACGATGGCAAAGTTCATGGAATGGTGAATGCACAAGGTGCTGCAACAGGCAGATGCACTCACTCCCAACCAAATATGGCTCAGGTTTCCTCTGATCCTAGAGCTAGGAAACTATGGATACCCGATAAGAATCAAGTTCTGGTTGGTTCAGATCTCAGCGGACTTGAACTTAGAATGCTAGCTCACTACATGCACAAGTACGATGGTGGTGCTTATGGGGATGTCATCTTGAATGGAGACATCCATACCCACAACCAAACAGCGGCTGGTTTGCCAACTAGAAACACGGCAAAGACCTTTATCTATGGTTTTCTCTATGGTGCTGGTGATGCAAAGATCGGCAAGATCGTCAATGCCAACGCTAAAGCTGGTTCAAAACTTCGTGAAAAGTTTCTAAAAGAAATTCCAGCTTTGGCTAAGGTTCAACAAGAAGCGAAGTTCATGGCGGCAAAGAACAAGTCTGTTGTTTTGCCCGATGGTCGTAGTGTTCCTGTAAGATCCGAACATGCCGCATTGAATACGCTGTTGCAAGGTGCTGGTGCCATCGTAAGCAAGGCCTGGATGGTTCTTGCCAACAAGAAACTAAAGGAAAAGTTTGGATCCAGAGTACAACAAGTGGCTTATATTCATGATGAACTGCAGTTTACTTGTGATGCAGACATAGCAGATGAGGTTGGCAAGGTGGTCATAGGCTCCGCAACCGAAGTCGGAGTTCGGTTGGGAATCAAGATTAGAATCGATGCGGAATACAACATAGGAAACAACTGGAAGGAAACACACTGATGACAACTATAGACGAACAATATCAAGCATTGCACAATGTTCGGAATTTTCTATTGCGTCTTTTGGATCCAAGACAAACCCCAAGAGTTCCAAAGAAAATCAGAGAAGATGCCAGAGCAAGGCTGAAACACTATCCTTTGGATTGGGAAATTCGTGTTATGAAGGAAAACGAAAACTTTGCAAAGCTTTACTTTAAAGCAATAGAGGATAATAAACTATGAGTAAAAAATTTCTATACATTGATCCACCTAGTGGTTGGAAGTATGGCTTTCCAAAGCGAACCGACAAGAAGCCAGAAGACACCAACAAATGGTTGGTTGACAATGGATATCCACAAGCAGAAGCAGATCGTTGGCTGGTCAACGGTCATGGAGTACCCTGTAGATTCATTTGGTTGGAGGATGAAAATGACTAACACAAACAACAACGACATCCACGCGCTACTAAAGGCGATTGATCCGAACGAAGGTAATCGTCCGCGCTGGGACAACTGGGAAACAGTTATCTTTGCTGCGGAATGTACGCGCTACCACCACGCGCTCACCGCGCTCGTCGCGGAGCGGGACGGCTATCTTGAAGGAAACAAGCAAACGCTTCGCGCTCTAGAAGAGGCTAACGAAATCGCTAAGAGATACAAGCGTGAGCGCGACGAGGCGCGGCGGCGCGTGTGTGAACTTTCCCTGATCAAAAATTTGGTGTACCGAAAACTGGATGGGGTGGATGGTCGGTTCATCCAATGTAAGACTCCCGAGGAGATCGCACAGGTCTACGACTGGGACTGCTTCAAGGAAGCGGGTGGCGCGTGAGCGAGTTTAGCGGTAACGACGGTGAAATGCGCGGTGATGCAATGGGGTGCGGCATGATGGCCGCCGTTTGCGTGTGTGTTGTCGTCGGCGCATGGGTCGTCGCTTCAATCGCAGTTTGGCTGTTCAAAGGAGGTGGCGCGTGAGTGAAGAAAATATTATGGCTCGTCTACATCGTCTATTATCTAGTGCTGATGAAAGAGATCTAGATGAAACCGAATGTAGATGCATAAGAGATGCTATCTTTGAAATTAAAAGTTTATGTGATGAACTTATTCTTCTTCAGAAACGAAATACAGAATTGGAAAATCTAATTGATTCTGCTTTGGATGAAACGAGAAAAAGCAAATGAGCAACATCAAAGAAATCTTAGATAGGTTTTATAAACGAAATAAACCAAGTATAGTCATACACGACGATGCTCTTGGAGAACTAGAACGCAAACTTGCTACGGCAATCCAAGAACGAGACGATGCAAGATGGGAAGTCTGTGGTTTTCATCACCTAACTGGATTCCTTGTAGGAGATTACGCCCTTTCCCGTGGTTGGGGTTATCTGAATGATGAGAAAAAACGGCAGGGGTTTCCAAAATCCGTATCAGATTTCAACGAATATCTCAAAGGACAGGACAAGGTATTGCTTGAGATAATCGAACGCTTGCGGTCTGATCTTCGCAATTCCCGAATGGCGAATGAAGCAAACACAAACAACCAATTGTTCAGAGAAGGAAAAATATGAAGCTAGATTGTTTTGTTGGTTTTTATTGTTCTATAGAAGCTCAAGGTTGGTGGGGAATATTAACCCAAATAGCCTATAAGAGATCCCCATTTACCCATGTAGCACCTATATTTAAAACTCCTAGTAATGTATATTATACAATAATTTTAGAAGATGGTGGAGAAGCTCGTTTATGTCGTTTAAAAGATTTTAATAAACTAGGACATAGATTTATAGATGGTTTTTATGTTGGGGCTATAGACACTACCTTGGATGAAATTCTCGAAACTTCAAAAAAGTTTACTAAGGAAACAATTTTCTCCGTATTTATTTGGTATTATTTATTACGATTCTTTAAATATCCTCCACCAAAAGTATGTACAACATTGGTTGTAGATGGTTTTGGTTTAGGTTATACAGATTTAGATTCTAGATTTTAT